GATCAATGGAAAGCGAAGCCTCAGATTCAGAATACAGTTATCTGTCAAGAGGGCCCCAAGGAACATCTTTAGCTGAACTCACTGAAGTCTCTGAAGATGTTGTCCCGAAAACTTATGATCAGACTTTGGAAGACATGGGCGATTTCTTTGATCTAGAAGACTTTGATTACATAGACAAATGGAATGAAGAGATTACAGAGATCCCGGACATGTTATTTGGTGATGATTTGACTAGCCTTGGGAACCTGCTGGATATTTTCATGCCAAAGAAATTAGAAGGCCTGCAACCAGTTGAGATTCACCATTTGCCAGCTTCGTTATATCCAAAAGGTCAAAAGCGTGAAGTGAAGATGCATTACAATGATTTTATAGGTCGGAAAGGAAGAATAAAAGAATTTGGCTCAGATCTGTACTACTGCACCAGTGATACTGATCGTAAGTTTGTAGGCACAGCATTGAGACGCATGAAAAAAGAAGTTGTTTACTCATCTAAGGCAGTTTGGGATAGAGCTAATAGGTACAATGAAGAGGTCTCAAATAAGGGATCAGGATTAGGGTTTTCTATGTTCACTCACATGGCATCTTGTCTATGCTTAGCACGCTCTGGCAAAGGAATACTAGAACCTGATGAAGGGGCAGACGTTCTTGTGAATGAAATTCTGATAGAAGTTGGTGGGGAGTCTTGGAGAGGGAAACGAGGAAAGACTCATGCTGACTGGATCATTGGAAAGTATTTACTTTTATCTGCTTCCGTTCCTAATTTTGCAACTAGCATGTATTGCGAACTCTCGGTAAAGGAAGACACTCAAAGGATAGGTGCTTACTGGGATAGTAATTTTGATACTGGTGCCAGTCCTTATAGTTCAGTAGTTCGGAAAATTGGAACTATTCTACAGGACCAGACCGACAAACAACGGCAGTCATTGGAAAATCAATGGATTTCATGGTTCAGCGATTATGTAAAGGACAAGCAAGACTTGTATTACAAGAAGCCCCTTCCAGCATTAAAGACACAGAACTTGTGGGATTTTATAGAGGCTACGAGCAAAGAAGGTAAGGTACCGAGTCCTTTTAAAGTGCTATGTACGTTTAATCCAACAGATCTCACTCTGATGGATAATATAGCTCGCAGATCTTTGTTTGTGTATGTGTATGATTTTACAGAGCATGGGTCCACTTTTCATGTTAATGATATGACATCGGACCCGACCGCATTGCTTTGGACACGAATTCCTAGTCGACCTAATCGTGAATTTGATTCAGGTGTTGTACATGAGGCAAAAATGCAGTATTTCCTTAATTACAGTTCCTTTCAATATGCTTATTTGATGTCGGAGCTTTATCCAAAAATTCTGGGCAAAGTAGGTTGTTTCTATTCCATCTATAGTAGAGTAGGGATTTCATGGTCACGGAAAACTCGTTCTAGTCTAGTGTGGGATGTTTGCTACTACATGTTCGACGAACCTGCACCAGAAGCATACGTCGGTAAATGGGAGAAAATAGTAAAGCAAACTTATTCTTACTACCGTAGTCCAACTTTCAAGATTTCAAGAAATGATATCCACTTTGCTTCAACCTTACCTTACAGATTCTTGAACATGCACGCGGCTACCATTCCTCTAATTCCTACGGGCCAGATACGTTCTACTGAAGAAAAGTTATCGAAAGTTTTGATGTGCTGGTGTGATTCAACTTGGAGAACTTCGGTCATTGCAGGTACCAGCCGATTTACTACATGCTGCCACATGAGTCAAAGTGGTGATTTGCAGGCACTGTTTGAAAAGGGCTTGATCCATAAACATCCTTTGCGTTTTCCTGATTTCCTGGTAGTAAGATTGATGATCACTTATATAGATGAGAAGGAAATGGTCGTCAATACTGAGACTCCTCTCTTCCGGTTACCTACCTCATTAATGTCGTTAGAGAAAGATTTACCACAAGGTATGAATTGGCATGTTCGGAAGTCTGATCACGATAATGCTTGTATGGATAAGATTATCGACAATCAGAAAGAAGAACTTGAGAATAGAGACAAAAGATTACGCTATTTAGAGCTGCAACTCCATTATCTAGAGAAAGGAAGGCGAGATGGTTGTAATCAGGATGAGTTTAACAAGGTTATGAATACAAATCCTGGTTGTGTGACGTTCAATATCCTAATGTTTACTGCACTATCTCGGTTATCTGCAAGAGGATTTGATCGTATAGGCAGAGGGACTTCATCTCAAAAATTCGCGTTGTGGCCACTTATGACCGATCATCATTCAGTAGAGATTAACAACAATGTGAAACAGTCCAGAGTTCGGGAATTGTTGGCAAACTTAGTAAAGGACACTTCAACTGAGCATGGTATCTATGAGCTTTTGACGAATCAAATGAAGCCTGAATCTGGAAAAGTTAAGCAGACATTTGCTATGCATATGAAAGATGCCAAATCATCGGATAGGGATATTTCTATTATGGACATTAGAATGCGACCCTCTCAATACTTTGTAGAATCGCTTGTTTCCTATTACAATAATTCAACAGATGCAGATATGATGACTGATCCTCAAAAATATGCAAAGGTTGTTGATATGTGTATGAGATCGCTTCAGCATAACGGTTCAGCAATTTTGTCATCTGAGGACCGTTCCAATTTCTGCGGTTTCATGCATCCTGAGCTAATGGGACTGGGAGTCTATATTACAGGAAAGGAGTTACAGAGCACGGGTCTCATAGGAGCTGGATCAATGCTGACTGCCAATACTATGAGAGACATTATTTTTCCTTCTGGTTTCACAAAATTAGAGAAGATGGCAGGGATTGATTATTCAATGGTACTTCGTCAGGAAGGCAAAGAGCAGCGGAAGGTACCCAAGATGACAACATACATGCACATGATGCAAGGAATCTATGCCAACACAGGAGGTCTCATTAACACTACAACTGTTCTAGGGCTTAATGAAGCAATGAAAATAGTGACTGAAAACCTTGTCCTAACTTCCTGCGCCACGACTTCTGATGACGTGGTGCGAGTCATTGATTTTCGCAAGACAATCGATGTTGACAGTGTTCGAGAAGTTGCGGTTGAAATACCAAACACATTACTTGGATTGTCAATGATGAAAGAAAATATAACAAAACCTATTGTATCGACTAATTTAGCGGAATTCAACAACATAGTTATCACAAAAGATGGAATGGTACCTCAAGCTCCAATTCATAGTGTTTTAGTTCTGCAGCCATTGCTAGGTGCCACGCCAATGAGTGATATAGTATCGGTGGTGAACAATGCAAGAAGTTCTTTGTTTTGGGGGGATCCGCCTGATCTAGCTGAATCTGCATTGTACGGTGGATTGGAAATGTTTAGACAGAAATGGGTGGTCAGCACAGAGAAAATGGACCTATTAGATCAGTACTCAATTATTCCTTCTGACATGTCTGAATTAATATCAGGTTTCTTTCCGAGAAATCCCAGAATCCAGAATGCTATGTGGATGACCTTGGACAAAGAGATACAAGATCAGGTACAAGAAGGTACGATGTCATTGACCAGTGCTATGCACATATTTGCAGAACCTGAAGGCAAAAAACATAGTAAATCGCAACCAATATTCGGAATTCCTGATTCACTGCATAGATTCAAACGTATTTGTAAAAGCATAGGACAAGCTAGGAGAGTTGCCAATCGACTAAATCCCAGGTATATACAACCAGCATCTGTTGTCCATAGACGTGAAGCTTTTAGAAGAACAATGGAGTTAATAGAAGCCGATGCTCCTGAAATAGATCCTAAAATCTTAGAAAATATATCGCCACCCAAGGTCAGAGTTCATGTGGAACGACATCGTAAAAGAGACCAACGACCTTCCAGAATGGGGATGTCTGCTAACGTAGATTTGCCAAACTTGTCCAAAATTCGCGCAAAGAAATTTTGTAAAGTGTCAGTCGGGAATCCTTTAACTGAGGAAGAAAATCGCATTTCGCTGCTCAACCCAGAGGAATTTGAACTTGAAGAAGCTAAGCTTGAGAGAGTAAGCAAGATCAAAGGATTATCATTCAAAGCTCCGGGAGGCATGCCTTTGTGCAGAATGTTTGATGGACGTATTTTCCGAGTACCAATGAGCTTCAACTTTTCCATATCATTAGGACTTCCACAATCCTATGTTGACAAGCCTTTTATGTACAAAGGAGTTCTTGTTGACAAATTCCTACCTTGTTTCTGGGGAGATGATTCATTAGATGCTGTAGAGGGTTTCCCATTAGCGTTTGGTCATGGCAAAATTAATGGAGTTTTGTGCGGATTCTTCAAACAACGTCATAAACCAGTCGTAGCTCTAACAATAGATGACGTTGCTGATCCTCAGGTAGTGAAGACTCGAATAGGTTTGGAAGTTGCTGTTTTTACAGGTTTAGATCCCACTCCTATTAGTATCCATCAGTTCAGACACAAAGAATTGCTAGACATTTATGTTCCCGGAGTTTCAGGAAATTTGTCAGCAATGCTCAATTTGGGAAATTTTGTCCTCAGTCAACAGAGAGGTGGTTTTTCTACTTATAGGCAACTTTTTAGTGAAAGAAGATGTGAGATGCCGTTATTTTGTCAGAAATTCATGTTACCGTATCCAACATATTTGGAACCCAAAACAACTATAAAGACTAGCAACACAATTGTATTGATAGGTTCACTCTCGATTCTAAATCTAGAATTAGAAGTCGATAATGAAAAACACGGGACCACAACAATAGATTTATGCGAAGAGGTGCCAGTTGTAGTTGAACCAAAAAGGAGAACAAGGAGTCATTTTGCAAGAAGGTCGTAGTTGTTTTTCCTGATTAAAGTTACATGTTTCTTATTACTGGATTAGTGGTTCCGGGATCTTTGAATTGGA